CAAACAATCGGGGCAACTTTCACATTCACAAACCATTTCATAAAAATCTGGGTAGTTGTCGATCCATTCGGGGGGTATACAATTCGCAGTGAGGTTTCGAAAGCCTGCGCGAGTGCAATATTTTTCGTAATATATGCCTTGTTCGCAAGTTGACCCAAATTCGCAATCGGAATCACTTTCACATTCTACCCCTGCCCCATCCCCCCCATCGCAAAACCAACTACAAGTTGGGGGATGCGCACAACTCCCGTCCCAGCAACCTGTTCGATGTTCGCAACACAAAGAACCAGCACATTCACTATCTTCTTCGCAAATAGCACCAAACAATTTAAAACCATTCTCTTCGCACCAAGGACACCCACCTGTCTGATATCCGCCGTACCTTTTTGCGCCCCAAATACCATTGTAATCAATTCTGAAACAACCAGAACCCAAACCAAGCCATCTTGTTCTATGTTCTATTCCATAAACGGGATCAATATATCCATCATAATCACTACATTCTGTTGCAGTAAGAATTTGACAATCAGTCTGTTGGGTATATTGATCATGAGAAGAAGGATCCTCACATGTTGTCGTATCAATTGCAGGAATACATGGAGTACCAAATATATCATCGTTGGTGACTGTAAAGCAACATGCACCAAATTCAAATTCACATTCACAATCTTCTTCTTTTGTGCAAGGTACAACACTGCAATCTGTTTCTGGTCCAAACCAATGCCCGACACAACTATCTTTTACTACATAATCACATTCACCATCATGACAACATGCACCGAGTTTGTCACCGACAGTACACCATTCTTCCGGTAAGCACCTACCACAACAACTATTACCGCACCAAGTTCCAGAACAAACACAACATCCATCTTCACACCCAATGTCTTGGTCACATAATTCATCTGGATCAATGCAAGGTAAGCATCTTGATGTACCGTTGCCTAATACAAAGCAACACAAATTACCACCACAACCACCATCTACACAACCATCATCTTGTGGTTCAGGTTCACAATTTTCATTAATATCAAGACCTTCCCAATATTCTGAACATGTTGTATTGCAACACCACACTCCACCCGTCATATTACAAAAACATTCGTTTCGTGTCCAACACGCAGGCCAATGACCATGATCGAAATCCATATAAATGCAGGAACATTCTGCTTCTTGTGTTTCGCATTCTATATCTCCGGGCCACACATCAGGGAAAAATACTGAGTCAGATCCATCTGGAAGGTTAGAACAATCTTCTTCTGTAGATCTTGCAGCAACTTTATAACATTGCGATGGTAGAGTACTACCAACCATAGGATAAAAGCAACAAGTTCCCATCACTGGTGGTTCTGGTTGTTCACATAAACCATCTGTACATATAATTTGGTCACCTTGAAAAATCCCGTTTTCGTTGTTATAGCAATCGCTGCATGACATTGCTTGACAAGATTCATCTAGTAAACAACACGCACCATACCCGATACACTCAACATCCTCATCTTCACCTTCTTCATTTCCTTCATAGTCATCTTCTGTACTTTTGCAAACTCTATTTTTTCCTTGCCAAACACCATCTAATTCTTCGCATTCTTCTGGTAATAAGGAATTCACACATTCTTCAAATTCAATATCTCCACTTTCACATATACAACAAGAACCTCTATCCATAAAGCAATTTACATATGGTCCATTACAAAATGTTTCGTCACCTTGATAGGAACCCTGATATATGTAACCCTCGCACAAAAATTGTGATAGGTTATCTATACATCCTTCATCTGGTAAACAACATGCACCAAACATCATCTGACATGAGGCACATTTATTATTTACACAACAGTTACATCCTTGACAATCGATATCAACAGTTTCTTCGTTGCAAGGTCTACCAATACAACTTTTACATACACCAAACACACAACAGTCGCATCCTTGACAATCTTCATTTTCGGTACAAGGTTCGTCCGGTAAATCACAAAGACCAGGTAAACATTCTGTATCTTGTCCTTGGTACTCTCCTTCTACTGCTGCACAAACTTCTTCTGGAATAATTTCACAAGTTCCATCTGGTAAACAACATGCACCCCCAATCCCCTGACATAAACAACACCCTCCAGTTAGAGGCTCACATTGTTCTTCTATTTCGGAACAACTTGGGTTACACCAGTGTTGTGGGTCTGCACCATTTTTTCCCACATTAGACGAGGCACCCAAATAATTTGGCAACCTACCGCGCCATCGACCCAATTTCTCCGTACATTCCCAAGTGTTTAAATTTTCACAAGACCCATCAGGCATACAACAAGCAGCAGTAGGTAAACAGGGATTTTCTTCGTATTCTTTTCCTTTATGATCCCAAAAAATATCCCCGCAATTATCAGAAATTTCATACCCCTCTTCTGATAAGAAATCACTACAAACAAATTGCCAAAAATCATTATTACAATGCTTTTTCTTTAGCTGTTCTTCCGTTGCGCCACCAAAAGTGCCGCCACCATCTTCATCCAATAAAGAATATTGAAAATTGTCGATTTGGGTTGCATTCAATCCCCACACACTACTATCATATACAACAATGACCGCACCCTTGCCATTCTTTTTCCAAACTACTGTACAATTTTTATTATTATCACAATCTTCTGGACAATGAACCGCCTTGCAACTTCCAACTAATCCCTTACCTTTATTTACAGGAACAAGTCCCTGTGCATATTTGGTATAAAAAGGTAATGCTCTTCTGGTTCCATTTTCATCTTCTTTTCTGAAAGGACTCTTTGTTTTTTGGCATGTAGAAATTATATTGGATGCGTTTGGACTTCCACCGTGTGTGTGGTTACTATCATCGTCTGCCAACCACACTTCATTTATAAGGTCGTCACCAAAATCAAAAAATTGTTCCTCCGACTCGCCTGGTTCTGCTGCACAAAATTCTGCAAATTCTATTAGTCTGTCATTAACCATCTCGACGGTCATATTTTCTTCTGGATATTCGTCCCACACATTGTCAACATCACAAGAAACATTTCCAACATGAGATTCATAAAATGGACCTGGTTTATAAAAAATAAATGACTTGTCTTGTGCGTGTTTCCATTCACCCATAATCACTAATTTACCACCAGAATTAACCCAGTTTCTAATCCATTCCCAATTTTCATAATTATTTTCGGGTGTGGGTGGAATAGTTGCAACTTTCATAGACGAAACTACACCAGACTCTTGATAATTTCCAACGTTTCCAACGAAGGCAATCTTATGACAATCTATATTATCTTTGGTGCAATGCATTGTACAATCACCTTGAGGAAATAATGGACCTCCCCAATAAACCATCCACTCTGCAAAAACCTGAGGTGACCAAGGAAGAAATCCATGAGGCGGTGCAAATTGATAGCGCCAAGGTGGAGTAATATCTGGCCAATGGATGTCTCTCCATCGTTCATCGTCAGGATCAAATCTTCGTGAGCAATACGAAGATTTCCAATATTGAGTCCCCACAGACCCCATATCAAAATATGAATTTGTGGTTGCATCATTTTCAAGTTCATACATGTCGGGGTATGTTGACATGTATGGATTGCTGCCCATCGCAGGAAATGTATATGAAGATTCTCCTATTGCACAGACTGGACAACTTCCTTTGAGATTAGAAAATAAATTATCAACAAGTTCTTTATGATCTTCTTTGTGTTGCAACCAAGCATTATCCTTACAATCAATATTATCACCACAACCAGGAATAACCGTGGAATCATATTCAGTTATTAAATTATTTTTTAATTCAACATACTGATGCCAGAATGTATCTTTATAAGAATATACACTCTCATCACAAGGATTGTCACCACACCCACAACAACATGTAGTTCTATGAGTAGACATATTTAATTAGAGACAATCACACAACCCATCGTGGGCATTTGGTACATCAAAGAAAAATATTTCTTCTGGGAAATTGTCATCTTCACCTTCTTCATTTTCTTCTGGAACAAAAACTTCTAACATATAACTCGGAATCCTATTCATCTGTACAATATGTTTATGAAAGTGAACATCATCACCATCAACCGAACACGGATCTACTCCAATTTTATAATAACCACCTACGGGCATCATTTGATATGCTTCTGGATAATCGTTGAAATCTTCGTCTGCGACATTGACACCGGGTCCAACAAATATATTATTACCTTCTTTAGTGTTTAATAATTCGTTTATGTTGAATGCACCATTTTCTACATTTGCAATACCTTTCAAACCATCTGGTATTACAACAACACTAAATGGTGCATTTTCTTTTGTTAGAATTTCTAGTTCGATATCATCTTCACCTTCTTCATTTTCTTCGTCATCGACTATTGCATCTTTCGGCCAAATCTCTACTTCTCTCCAAGTGTATTCATATATTCCACCCCTTGCATCATCTTGTATTAATTTTGCATCATCAATTACCGCAAAAAATTGCATTTTTATATCTTCTTTATCGCAGCATATAGTGTGTCTATACACATCCCATTTTTCTTTTAGGTTCTTTATTCTTAAATATTCTTTATAATTCTCTTTACTTGGTTCAATTACATTTTCGTAAATATTTTTTAATTTGTTAATTTCCATGTTGGTTTGATCAAACATTGTCTGCCACATATTTGTGTTTTGTTTACCGAAACCACCATCTTTCATTCTACTAACTAAAAAGTCTTGGTCTTTTAGTTTTCTATCATTGTTAAATACAGAAGAAAAGTAGCCATAAATGTCATTCTTCTTTATTTCTCTACTCTTCTGGGGAGATTTTTTATCTATACTCGTATCAATCCAGTCTGGAAGTAATTTATATTCTTCTACCGTTTCCCAATTTTCCCAATCTCTATGATAATCATAATCAATTATACTTTGATCGTGCATAGAAAGACCGTCCGAATAGTTGTGATAGGGATCAGAATAATTTGGTTTAATTAGTTCATAATATGAAGAATAACCACCATTTTGCCACAAACCCAAATGATCATATTCTGTATCACTTGCGAAAGATAATAGTTTAGGATCACCCTTATCTTTTACAAACTCTAGGTCTTTGGTTGCACCGTCACTTTTCCCATAGACGAACGGAGTGGACTTCTCAGGAGAATATTCGGAAGATTTTGGTAAATTCGAGTCTGTGATCATCTTTCTTATAGATTTGAAATGCCATCCATCAAAATCATTCCAGAACAAGAAATTAGAATGACCTTGCTGGTTTACACCAATAGAATTTTCGGTTAGGTTGGTCATGAGTTGCATGAGAGTCAGGTTATTTGATTTCTTTCCCCACGGATATAAATTTGGATTCTTTTTCATCCATATAGAATTGTGAGTTTCTTCGATATCCATACTGTTTGGAACTGACCAACCATCAGAGCCATTGAAATATTTTCCTGCAATGTTATTTACTAATCCACCATCTTTTCCAGAACTAGCAATCTTTACAAAAGAATCCGTATTCAAAAATTCAGCGTGTTGTTCATTATCGGGAATATTATAATAATATCCTTCACATGACATGAAGTTTATTTTATATTGACCTTTCTTTAAAGTACCACCATATGCACCATCTGCAGTAGCAATATCGCCCTGTTGGTGAGCTTCCGTCAAACAAAATTCTAAAATTTTCTTAGAACCAGGAATTCCCGGTGTTTCCATCTCTATATGTACGACTTCATCTTGACCGTTTACTACAAATTCACCAACCATATTGTCTGGCTCCTTTATAATCATACTCCCCACAATAGATGGTGAAAGTATACTTTCCATTATAGTCATTGTATAAAGGTTATGCCCAATTTTTTTTGTTTCTGGACCAACGATAATAATTTCTTCATCTTTAGATTTTATCTTTCGTATAGACAACTTCGTGATGTCAACTTTATATCCTTCATTTTCAGTATATACCATATTCTAAGAACCTTATTATAAAGTTGTTATATATTTAGTAGTTCCCGGTGGAACCGTATTATTTATTAGCGAATGAAATTCTCCGACCACAAGATTCAATATTTGTGGTCTCAATAATTTAATTATCCTATTATTATCATTTTTTCTAATAATGTCTGCCCCTTTGCTAATTACTTTAATTCCACTATTTACTGGCATATCATCAGTAACCCATTTATACAACAAAGTTGCGGTCAAACCACACAAACTTCCAGCACCTTTATAAAAGTCACCAGTCGTTCCATTTGGAGAGTTTCCGTCAATCATTGAATATGGATTTAGCATATCTTCATTATGATATTCAAAGAATGATAAACCATTTTTTATAGATTCAGATCTTCTAATGATTCCGAAAGTTGAACCAGCAGTTGCACAATATGGACCTTGCGCTTCTGTTTCATCATCGGTAGGTCCCGTAATTTGAACACACGCCGTCCCACCAAGTGATTGGATTGCACATGCTGTCAGTCCGAAACCGTTAACCTTTTTATATCCTTCATTTGTCGGCGTATATACATAGAACTCATCTCCTTGAGAAAATGTTCCTTCAGATTCTTTGGTTTTTACATCTACTCTATGATGGAAATGATCAATATCGTTTATAATTCCCCAAACATTCAAATCAAGTATATTACCTGTAATATCTCTTCGTACTATGACATCATCTTCTTTGATGTCTAGGTTTTCCATAAAATAATAACTCTTACCGTCTAAAAATTCAGAAAATAACTTATTGATTTCGTTGGATGATTTTGACCAATCATTATCTAAATCAACGATGCCATTTGAAAGTAAAACCACCCACCACAATGCACTATCTCCATAGACATCAAATGCAACTTGATCGGGAGTATCTCCGTCATTTATGACATACTGATTAAAGTTAGTGGGTGTATCTAAAGTTTTCTTTTTGAGTGCGACTCTACGAAAAACATCCTGCATCTTAATGGTAAGATTGCCGTTCTCTGTTGAAAATTCATAATCTATTTTTGGAAAATTTTTAAAATACATTTATTATCTCATTAAATTTATAACGGTGACATTCCACCATACATGCCACCATAAACACCCGAACCTGCATCTGTTGCAGCAGAGTATGGCAATATACTCGTCCAGTCGTTGGTTGCAACTGCTTGTGATGCTTCTAAAAAACTCAGTTTTAATGTAGTTGCAAGAGGAAATCCATCTCTGGCTACTGCCATCGAACCGTCAGTTAGTTGTGTTGGTGAAATTGATACACTCATCAAGACAGAAAGAAATTGATCCATGTGCCATCGCCAGCCACCTGGTTTGTGTGGAGCAGCTTCTGCATTGATATCTTGGGACGGGGCTTCTTGAGGATGGGCAAAAGTAACATCCCACATTGGTGGTGGTTGTACTTGTTCATTCCCGCGGATTCCAGCCTTACCCATTGCCTGTACTGGATATACAGATGCCTGAAAAGATCTACAGATTGTTGCAATAACTTCGCCATCACCAATCTCTCTGTTTATCAAATTCCAAGAATAATGTCGTTGTCTCAATTGCGGCATCTTAAATTGAGCCATACTCAATTCCATCTGTTCTATATCATTCAAAGCTCGTCTACCCGAACCGACCAACCCAAAGGTGAGAAAATTTGCTGTACCAGAAAGCGCTTCTCCCCAACCACCTCTGAGATCCGCATCTGTATATCCCCAAAATCCATCATTTGCACCCTGATCCCATATTGCCGTATCAGTAGACACGACACTAGGATATGGTAGATAAATATCATGAATAGATCCAGAATCTGTTGACGATTGTGATTGGTCGTCTAATGTATTTTCAAACGGTCTTGCAGCAAATCGTAAAAAACCACTACTAACTTCATCACTAGACCAGACACCCTTCTGTGGATATGATAATGCAGTCATTGTATTTTCCTAATATTATTTAATATCATACTATATTTATACGAAAGTTCATAAATAAATCATATGGCGTATAAAACTAAATATAAAATAAAAAATAAAGATAAATACATTGGTGACCCATCCAATATTGTTTGTAGGTCTTTATGGGAACGGAGAGTGTGTAAATATCTCGATGAAAATGTCAATATCTCAAAGTGGGGAAGTGAAGAAGTTTCAATCCCATATTATTCCACCACAGACAAAAAAATGCACAAATATTATCCAGATTTTATTATAAAAAGTGGAAATGATATCTCAATCCTTGAAGTTAAACCCAAAAAACAAACAATTCCACCAAAAAAACCAAAAAAATCAAGAAAAAGTTACATAAACGAATGTATAAGGTATACAATAAACCAAGAAAAGTGGGAATCTGCAAAAGATTTTTGCAAAAGTCGAAATTGGAAATTTATAATACTCACAGAAGATGATATTCTTCCATAAATAAGTATAGAGAATAAGCATGGCCGGATATCATAGAACAATAGACGATTTCAAGACACTCCTATCAAGAGGTGGTGGTCTGTCAACACCAACTAGATATGCTGTGGAAATTATGGAGGTGGGGGGTGAAGGTGAAGTGGAATGGAAGGGTATGGAGGGCAGCGGCGGAACTAAACCAGCATCAAGCAACCTGTTTCACCCAGAAAACATAACACTACCATCAAGATCATTTTCAACTATTGCAGACACACATTTTGGTCCAGTTCGTCAATATCCCCACAGAAGACAATATAATTCTGAAATTGTAATGACCTTTATATCATCGGAAAATCAGTGGGAAAGAAATTATTTTGAACAGTGGATGGATCTCATTATTGATAAAAATAATAACATAGACCCATACTCTTTGTCCAACATGTCTGACAACATGTTTATTTATGTTTTGAACCATTCAGATGAAGCAACTGGAAAATTTAGCTTAGATGGAGTATATCCATCGTCCATCATACCGGCAAATTATGGATATGGAATGATAAACGAATATGCAAAATTTCAAGTTACATTTAGATACAGAGATTATAAATTTGAAAGAATATAAATTTAAGGAGATTATATTATGAGCATAGTAGATATTTTGAAAGAATCAACTCCAAAATATACATTGACAATACCGTCAACAGGAGAAGATAAGACATTTAGACCATTTTTAGTAAAAGAAGAAAAGATTCTATTGATTGCGAAAGAATCCAATAATGAAATATCCACAATGAAAGCAATCAAAGATTTGATTTCTCGTTGTGTTGAAGACTTAGAAAATGTGGAAGATTTACCTATGTTTGATATAGAGTATATCTACCTCCAACTCCGAGCAGTTTCTATTGGAGAAAAGCTGAATCCTGTAATCATTTGCCCAGAAACAAAAGAAAAAATCAAAGTAAGCATCAATATTGAAGACATTCATGTACAAAGAAACAAAAAACATACAAACGAAATAAAAATAACAAAAGACATAATTATAACAATGAAATATCCTTCTGTTAAAATCATGGAAGAAGTTAATAAACATAAATCTGATGATGAAAAAACCGTTCCGTTGTTTTATGCAATCATCAATACAATAGATCAAATAGAAACAAAAGATGAAACTCTTAGTAGTGATATAATTTCCAGAGAAGAACTAAAAGAGTTTGTAAACAACCTTACAAAGCAACAATATGAAAAGATAATCAAATTTTATGCGACATCACCGAAGATCGAACATACAGTAGAATATAAAACTTCAGATGGAGAAACGAGGGAAATCACACTCAGGGGACTGCTGGATTTTTTCAAATAGGGCTCAGTCACCTGAGCCTAATAGGATACTATACTCTAAACTTTCAACTTATGCAACATCATAAATATAGTCTAACAGAAATAGAATCAATGATACCTTGGGAAAAGGAAATTTATATTGCACAATTGGTGGGATATATTCAAACTGAAAATGAAAAGATAAGGGACAGAATGGCACAAAGAAATATGAAAAGGGGAATGAGATAATATGCCTTTACCAGATATAGAACCGTCATCCTTGGGAACTGGAATGTTTTCAAACAATAAAACACCACCGAGTGGTGAGTTGTTCGATGGAATTAGTGGTGAAGAAGAACCAACAAATATAACAAGTGGAATTGGTGAGATGTTTAAAAATACATCTCTTGGGAATGATTTAAATGTTGATGATGATGAAGAAGAAGAAAACAAAAAGTTTGATAAACTTGAAATTGATAAAATTGAAATAAAGACTGCCGAAATAGGTAAACTTATAGTAGAAAGTTTGGTGACAAAAGACGAAGAAGAAAAATCCGAAGTTGAAGAACTTGAAGAGGCCAAAAAAGAAGAAGCAGTCGAAAAAATACTACCAACCATTGCAGAAGAAGCAAAAGATATTCCGTCTATTATAGGCGAAGATTCTGATGAGAAAAAAGCACTTGGTGATGCAACGCAATTAGACATAACCAAATCAACAGAACCTATGGTTTCTAAAGATGTAGAAGAACCATCTGCTGTTCTAGAACCTATGGTTTCTAAAGATGTAGAAGAACCATCTGCTGTTCTAGAACCTATGGTTTCTAAATCTGCTGTTCTAGAACCTATGGTTTCTAAAGATGTAGAAGAACCATCTTCTGTTCTAGAACCTATGGTTTCTAAATCTGCTGTTCTAGAACCTATGGTTTCTAAAGATGTAGAAGAACCATCTGCTGTTCTAGAACCTATGGTTTCAGAAACACCAGAAGAAACTGCAACTGTTCTAGAACCTATAGTTTCAGAAACACCAGAAGAAACTGCAACTGTTCTAGAACCTATGGTTTCTAAAGATGCACTAGAAGAAGATAAGACAGAGGCAACAGAAGAAAAATCAGGGATTATGGATACTCTATGGGATAATAGTCCGATTGGAATGATTTCCAACCTCTTTAAAGGAGATGATGAAGAAACGGCAGTCACCGATGGTCAAATGCAAAAAGAACAACCAACAGAAGAAAAACCAGGGATTATGGATTGGGTAACAAATCCTCTTGGTACTGGAATGGACATGCTTTTTGGTGACGATGAAAAATCGACACCAGAAGATGATACGGATGATGTTCTCATCGACATTAGAGACATTATATCTGAATTTGATTTATCTGGGGGAAGTGATGTTTCAGAAAATTTATTAGAAGAAACAATAACTCCACCAACAGAGGCAACAGAGTCAACAGAAGAAAAATCAGGGATTATGGATACTCTATGGGATACTAGTCCGATTGGAATGATTTCCAACCTCCTTAAAGGAGATGATGAAGAAGTTTCAAACCAAAAAACGAACACAGAAACTGTCACCAATAACACAGAAAATTTAGAATCTCAAACGAAAACTATTGAAGAAAATGTTGAATTAAAAACCATAGAAGATGCACAAGTAACTGTTCCGCCAAACATATCCGAACAGCAAAATAAGCAACAAGGAAAATCATCATTTTATTCCCAACCAAACCAAAACACAACAAGTCCCCCAGCGGACCCAGGTCCAAAATATACAAAGAACCCACCACCACCTGTTCCAGTAGGAAAAAGTATTAGTAAAGAATTGCAAACATATATTATGGTACCGCAATGGCGAAGAATGCTTGGATAAAAGAAAAGGAGTCCCGAAGGACTCCTTTTTCATTAGAAGATAAAACCAGTCTACTCGTTCGCTAACTTTTCAAAATATGATAGAGCATCTGTATCTTCTTCCGTTTTGGGTTCGACGGCTGACGGTGCAGTTGTTGGTGTAACATCTTCAGCAGTCGTAACTGTATCTGATGTTGTTTGACGAATATCGGCACCGAGAGTTGCATCTCTACGAATTTTCAATTCATCATATGTCTTGAAATTTCCTGTGTCAGTAAATTCTGCAAGTTTATATTCTGTACCCCAAAGGTCTTCCAACCATTCATCTGTACCTTCCATCAACACCGAAGTGGATTCAAATTCACTCTTATCGTAGTTGATATAACCGGCGACCTTACGAACTTTTAGTTTGAAGTTCGCACCTTGCCAAAAATCAAATGGATTGATTGCTTCTTCATCGTCAAATTCTGGGTTCATTGCTTCGTTGATTTTATCAAAAATCTTCTTACCAAATTTGTAAAGAAACACTTTACCTTCATTTTGAGGATTCGCAGGATCACTAACAACCATAATGTTTGACACATAATGCAAACGCCGTTTGCGGTTTCGTGCAATGTCCTTATCCTTTTCAATACCACTATTCCAAAGTTCGGAGTTGCTTTCGCATACTGGACATTTTTGTCCTAGTGTGGTTGGACAATTTTCAATGAACCACCCACCCTTACCTTGGAAACCGTGTGAATAGTATTTTGCCCACGGCAAATCTTCTCCATCCACTGCGGGAAGGAATCTAATTACAGCATAACCGTTACTGGACTTGTCCAACTCTGGACGCCAGAAACGGTCATCTTTGAACGATTCTTTTTTGTTTGTTTCTTCGATCTTCTTAGTCAACTCATTAATACTTGACTGAGAACGCTTCTTAAAATCTGCAAATGACATATTATGTCTCCTTATTGTTTCACGGAACTACCGTGTTCTAAACTCGGTGAGGAACTCCCTCACCACAACTTGTATTTTACTACAAAAATTCCAATTGTCAACTACTAAATTGGAAGTTTTGCATCATTTTCTTTAAGAATGTTGATGTCTATTCCTTCTACTCCGACCTTTTCTATAATTGGTTGGGATAAAAATTTGGCTGCTATCTGGGGTTCTACCTCAAATAACTCACACATATGTAGAATGGCATCAATATATGTACCGCCATTCTTTCCTACATATTTTTCTACAGACTTCACAAAATCATTTTGAATATTGTTATCGAATAGCATTTTTGGACAAATTCTCCTTCATAAATATAAACACTCTATCTTTGTATATATAAGATAACAGAAATACTATTCAAATCAATGAAAATCTGGAGATTTTAGAAAAATGGTAGACATTACATCAAATATTATTATCGGTATCTCAGGCGATAGTGCCAATATGGGTACTGATTACGGTACAGATGGGGTGGGGGTGACACTTGCACACCTTGCTCTTTCAAAGCTTGTTTGGGGGGACAACACAGAGGGAAAACGAGTAACACTCACCGATCCCCTCCCAATTCAATTTATAGGACAAACGAGTACGACTAACATATCTGGTACAGTAAATGCAGGATCAACTGCATGGTTCCCAGTACGAAATTATGGAGATGGTACATCTGCGGGTACTTACTATATTGCAGTTGCCGGTAATACTACTGGTACAGAAAGGGTAGGGATTACTGGTCAGGTTCAGGGTATGGTTGACGGTACACCACTAACAATAACAGGTGGTATTCTAATTATGGGTTCACAGGATGCAGCAAGAGGTGTTGCAATTCAAGGAACAAGTGCAGGAGTTACCGCAGAAGTAAACGGTGAAGTATTCCCTGGATATGGTTTTGGTGTTCCAATCGCAGTTACAGGCGGAAGACGATTAGATTCCTCCGTTGATAGCGTCAATGTATCAGGTACGATCAATTCAACAGGTGGACGACAACTATCTCCATCTACGGACTCGGTTGCAGTTTATGGTTACGACCGAGGAAAATCAGTACATACCATTCTTCGTTCAAGTAATGATGGTCCAACGGCTGGATATACTTCTGGTTATCCGGGTGGACCAGTAGACACACTTCAGGTTGCAATTATGAATGCTGCAAACGGAATTACATTCAGTGTTCAACTACAAAGTGCAACAGCAGTTAGCAACGATGGTGATACAGCACTAAGAATTCAAGGTGCAACCGCAAGTTCTGGTGCAGATCCAGTAATTGTTCGTGGACAAAATGATGGTGCTTTGGAAGTCACCGCCACAAGTGCGTTGAATACTACTGTTGGGAACATAGTCTCAATTGACGATGATGACATAATTACATCATTAGAAGATAAAGACAAACCAATTGGGTCCAAACTTGCAGAAATTGCAACAGATACAAATCAAATAGGAAACATTAGATCTGATCTTGTAAGTGGAAAAATCAAAACTATAATATCTTCCATAGTCAAACCCGATAATCTAAGATCTGGTCAAAAGTCAGTTTCTAATACATCTTCACAGTTACATACAAATTTAGAAATAAAAAGTGGTGTTACTGTAAAATCTTCTCCTCTAAGTAGCGAGAATGTATTAATTGGTCACAAGGGACTATTGAACTCAACAAATAGTGGATATTTATTAGAACCAGGTGAATCAATCTTTATAGAAATCAGCAACCTGAATAAGATTTATGTCAGACTTGCTGGATCAAGTGGCTCTGCAACTGTATATTATATTGGCACATAAGTAATGGCGCTAAATTCTTCAAGACGATCTAGCACAAATAAAACGGATTCCATCTATCGTGAGATAGGTAGTGGGAAATTTATTAGCATTCGTACAATCAACGAACTTGAAGATGTTATAGACACATCCGAAGCGTTTATGAAAGACCCCACTGTCATTTTCAACAGTGATAATACCAAAGTTCTATTTTATTATAATACAAAAGACAAAAATGAAATAGAAGAATTAGAAACATTGTTTAAACGAACAGTGAAAAAGGGTAGCACCATTACACTAAGTGATGCTTCTTATTTGAACGAGTTGTCTGGAGATGACGAAACTTATGATATTAGTGGAACATATAAGTTTCTGAAATATGATTCTGAATCAAAAACAATTATTGCCGAACCCATATCACTTACTAAACAAAGTAGCACATATTTAAAATATGATGCAAGATATTGGTTGGGTTCCTTATTGTGGACTACTGCGGATCCAGTACACACAAGGCACACATCACATGAAATAATAAATTTTATTGGCAATGAACAGGATCATTCATTTGTTTCCGTTTTGGGTCAATTAAAAGAACATGATAAAGTAGAGGTAAAAGGTATTGGTGAATTTACTGTTGATTCTTTTAGAATAGACACCGATGAAGGTTGGGAAAGAATTATAGTAAAAGAAGAAATTCCCGAAAAAGATCTTCTTGGGGAAATGACATATATTCGAGTTCTTAGATCAGACAGAAACCAACCCAAAGAACCTGTCATTGGTACAGTTCCACCAAAAGAACCCAAAAAGAAAAACAAGTCTAAGAAAACGAAAAACAAAAAAAAATCTGGTGATTTTTATACACCACCTTCCGTCGCGACAGCAGTAAGATCAAGTCATGCAAAAGGAATCATAAAATATTCCTATCGTCAATGTGAAAATGACCCCAACTTACACTGGATGGGATCAAGGGATGGGGGTTTTTGTATGGAAGGTGCCACACACCAACAGTCTAGAAGCATGCCCAATGCACCACTTACGGCTGATGGAACCGCTGTGCAAGGTAGTTGTTGCTACTTCGATAAAAAATTACAGAAATGGAAATGTCAAAATAAAGGTGGTGCTGCTGATTGGAGAACTTGCATGAATCATCCACATCGCGACGATGGATATGGATATTGTTGGCAAGAAGGCGTAATCTGTCGTGATAGAACAGATGGATGTGGTTGCTGTTGTAATAATTGTCAAAGCGAGGATCAAAACTATAATCCAAAAGCTGATTGCCTGAAGAAAGAACCTATATCAACAACAAGAAAAACATAAAGAAGTGCGCCAGCAAGTCTGTCCAAGGACATTAATCTTGCAAAAATTTCCCAGAATCTGGTTCAACTTCATATAACATTTTAGAAACTGAACTAACAGAATGCCACTCTCTTGAACCATCTTCAAATTGAATTTCTACAGATTCAGTAGTTCCATCTTCTGTGCTTTCTGCGGCATCAACGACCTTCCCCATCTTTTGACTACCACGATGTACTACACTTTCACCTAAATTATATGTTTCACTCATTGGAATTCTCCTTTGTATTATTTATCAAACTCTGATGCTTTTCGTTCTTCACCACGAACCATTACAGTTTCTTCCAATCCCTGCTCTTGTATATTTTCAGTATATTCCTCTACAAAATCCTCTAATGTTGCCTCTGTTTCGTATGCATCTATTCGTAATTTTGCTATTTCTAAATACTCTGCATCTAGTTCTATTCCAACAAAACTAAATCCTTCAAGTTTTGCCGCGATTCCAGTTGTACCACTTCCCATAAATGGGTCGAGGACTGTTCCCTTCTTTGGCGTTACCAACCTACACAAGTATTTCATTAGTTCAATTGGTTTCACTGTTGGGTGGTTGTTGTGAAAGTCTGTTGTCCTGTCGTTACCACTGCCTGTTTTCATTTCACCCGATTGTCCCATCATTTTATTTGCTGTACTTCTTGGCTTCTTAGAGATACCTTCGCACCCTTTGTTGCGTTCTTTCTTGTTTGCTTTTGGGCAATAGAAGAATCGGGATGCAGTTCCTTCGTCATTGTGTTCAGTTCCTACCTTATTGAAATCACTATTTGCAAACATTCCCTTCTTTTTAGTTCCCCTTGGTTTTCCTTTTCTGCTTGGTTTTGTATCAGGAAACCCTTCCAACACTTCCTCACTTCCATCGTGAATAAAGTTTGCAGGCCATCTGCCTTTTGTTTCTTGTCTGCCAGTAAAGGGATTTCCCGCACCACCACCAAATGGTTTTGCATCATCGTCCCAAGTGTTGATTGTATAAGATTCACCGTCTTGTAATTTGACGCGGCAATCATCAATATTTATTGCACCTGTTCCGTGTTCCATAACATTATTTGCAACCGTCTTTTCAATTATTGGTTTTCTTGCCATAACAATAGGTTCGTGTGATGGTTTTAGTGCAGTTCCCCATCCTTCATAAGATTTTACTTTTTTACCAACATTATGCGACTTAGGAAATCCACTTCCATAAACCCACATAATTTGGTCACGAATTTCAAATCCTGCATCTTCTACATTGACAACCATTCGGTGATATGTTCTTGCACTACTAAAAGATAATAGATGACCGCCAGGTTTCAAGACACGAAAACATTCAGACCACATCTCTACACTTGGAACATCATAGTCCCATTTCTTACCCATAAAACTCAGACCGTATGGTGGGTCTGTTACGATTGAATCAATTGAATTATCTTTGAGTGTTTTGAGAACATCAAGACAATTTCCATTTAGTAAGTTTATATCAGTCACTACATCAACCTTCCTTGTCACCAACAACAACAACATTGCCAGATTCAATACAACCAAGTAGTTTCTTACGAACTTCTTCCTGTCCTTCTTCTGTAGACATATCTGGTGGAGGGGCGTTTTCCCTTCCAGTAAGAACATAAGGAACTTCAAATTCACTCATCACATACGCAAGTGAAAGTGCCTCTGCACTGTTCCAAGATACATCGTATTCTTCATAGAGTTTATGAAACAACACAGTCATATACTGTGCCAATGCCTCTGTCATTTTTGGTTCTTCCCAAGAAAAAGTATGGAAGCCATTTGGACTTGAGAATCCCCACAACTTTACAGTTCTCACACAGTCATCGCCAAACTTGACGAAGTAACCTTCGTCATCACGAATTTCTTCTGCCCAATCACCGTCTTTGTTATAACCATGTTCCATCATAACGGATACACTGATTTTGTTCTCTTTCAAGTAGGAATCTACTTCCTCTTGAGTCATACCGCATAGTCTTGATTTATCACTCATAGGTGTATTATACCATAAAGGGGATATGTGTCAACTATAAAGTATGAATAAAATACGCAATAGTTCCGATACCGATTATACACACAACAGTAATAACGACAATTCCAATAACAGCCACTCTGTGTTGTCTTTGGCGTTCTCTGACCATTGCCGGAGTTTCTTGTCTTTTGTAAATGTTTCTAAATGGTTTAGTCATTTTTCTCCATAATATATTTCGCCAATTTGCCAAAAAAGGTCTGAGGTTCTTCCCTCAAACCTTTCTTAGTTTTTCTTCTGTTCTTCTTTGGGTCTTTACCCTTCTTTGCATCCCAAGATTTGGCTCTGTTCTTGGGTGTTCCAAACATATCTCTGTCATTCGGTTTCTTCTTGGTCATCTTCATATACTCCAAAATCATACTCAGGGCAATCTTCACATTCTTCATCGATGTCATCTTCTAAATGTGTGTCACCACTCTCAATCATTTGTTTTACCCAATGACCATATATTCCGTCTGGTTTTCGTTTTTCTTCACTCATTGTTAATTGTCCTTTTTAAATATAAAACCTTTTTTGGGGTTACCCGACATATATGACGCATAATCTTCGCCTTGTTTCGGATCTCTATGAAAGTTTCCAATTGGCTTTCGTTTTCCTTTTGGTGGGTCTCCATCTTTTTTCAGCCCATGAAATGCACTTCCTCGTTTCTTTGAGGTTACTCCCACACTATCTTGATTATACCTTCTACCCAGTGCCTTTGCAAGGCCTTTTAATTCTGTATGATGCTTTTTTTCTTTTCCTTTGGAATCAATCTTTAAAGACTTCTCGGTCACTTGACGTTCTTTGCCAGTTTTATCGTCCTTTTCAACATACCTACCGATGACTTCCACATAACCATGTCCAGATTTTCTGACATGCTTTTTGAGGTCTTTGTGTCTTTTCTTGTTTTCGGCATCTGATAAGTCGCCACGATGTGCGGAAACCATTGCGGAACTTAGTCCCGATTCGTGTTTATCCTCTTGTCGTTTAGATGACTTTTTGGATGCTTCTTGAAGTTCTCGTAATAATTGGGTAAATGTTTTCATGTTATTATGTATAATTGTAACATCTCCAAAGCAATTTACCATTCCAAATCTTCAATCCAATCAATTTCAGATGGTATACAATCAATAAAGAATGTTCCAGAATTGACATCCTTACCACCATGCTGGTTATGAATCCACTTGCCATTTTCGTCTTGCACTTCGAGTGCATTCTTCGCAACCTCTTTGGAGGCAACATAAAGTTTAATATTCTCAGGATATACTGCAAGAAATACAATATAATCATAATCCTGATGAGTTCTAATTTGTTGATAGCGAAAATGAGTTCCAGTTCCCCATAAAAACGACCCCTTGATTTCTATTTTGATTTCCTCATCAGAACCATTCAATTTAATAATACGGTCGTGTTCTGTACTCTTTGGTTTTAATACAGTATGACCGTTACCAATCATATATTCTTCAAATATCTTTTCAAAGATTGCACCTTTCTTTTTAGAAGATAAATCTTTGATTGCTTTGAAAGAAGAATTTCTATATGGGTCTATTTTATTAGATTCGGATATTGATGAATATACATCATATCCACAAATATCAATTTCAGTAATCATTAGTCTGCCAACTTCAACCCTGCACCCGAAACCACTCCTGCTTTTGGTACAACCAAACCAGAACCGAATGTTTCATTATATTGTGCTGCCATTTCTTCCATCGGGTCTACTACAAATACAACATATTCTTTTGAGATTGTTATACCATTTTCAATATTCGCATATGGCAACCATTGTCCGAATGCAAGTTGATCTTTTCCTGTTGGTATTAGTATTGCTGGTTTTTTAAGTACAACATAATCCTCTACAGATTGATCTACCTTTGCAATCAATTCTTCACCTGATGTTAATCTTACAATTTTTATTTCACTCATTTTCGACTTTCCTTTTTCTTTGTCTTTTTCTTTTTAGTTTTCTTACCGAATGCCTGTTCCCAGTTTTCGGCATACTTTTTCGGGTCTACTGGTCTATACTTGCTTCCTTTGCCTGCTTGACCATCAACCATCTTTTTCGCAACTTTTTGCTTCACCTTCCAGTGAATCTATCCATTCGTTAGCGACACGAATATCTTCCATTACTACATCACATTCGCATCTGTCTGCCGGTGTGCATGTGCAACTTTCGTAAAGAAGTTTTGCTTTGAGTCCTCTAATAATTTGTTCTGTTAGTTCCATGATGTTCTCCTAGTTCAGTAGTTACATTATATTATACACTACTATATGTATATGTCAAATAAAAAGGTAGGATTTCTCCTACCTTTTATTTAGTCGTTCCTAGTGAGAGCCACTCACTCTAGTCGTAATGAATCTTACATCATCTTCACACCCGAAGGTGTCACCAAAGGCTTTGTACCCGAAGGAACGAAATAAATCTTGAGTTAGGGAAGGAGGTTTCCTTCATCCACGATGGTGGGGGGTGTGGAAGTGTCTTCCGTCCACTTCCCCAACTCAATCAGTTTTAGATACCCCATCTCTATCGTGGCGTAACCATGCATTTGCAATCGTGCCGTAACCCAGAGATGAGATATCAATTTATTATTACTCCGACAGGATTCAGCATACCTGTAACTTTCGGGTCCACTACTGGTGTTATTACCTACTCGCACTACGGTTGTTCTAGTTAGAAACTGACTCACTCATTTGAGCATCATCACTCCACCACAGAGAACCGCATACTTTATTCCGCATAACAAAAAATTATTCAGTCACGGAGTTAGCACAGGTAATTACTCCTGCACTATATTATTCACTTGTCAAAGAAAATCTGGTGATGGTCATATCTTCCTCCACCACCAGAGGGGGGGGTTCTAATCCGAAGATTAGAGTGCGTAACGATTTCCGAATTTATCGAAACCGTAATGTCGCGTTCCAGGATGAATATCATTCATCATGTAACGAGTTTGACCGGCTCGTGTTTGTTCGGTAACGATTTCCCAGTTACCGTATCGTTCAAGTTCGGTCTTGATTGAACTCATGGTTGCACGAAGGTTTCCAACACCGAATCGGCTAGATGCTTGCTTTGCAGTAAGACCTTTACCTGTTTTCAACGCATTGATTACCTTTTGCTTTTTTGTCATTGTCGCCATAGTTTCAAAACTCCATTTGCATCTTCACTAAGTGGAGGGTGTTTGGATACACGATGCAGTCGTATCCGTTCCCTTTGTTATATGTGTATTGTAACATAATTTGGGGTTATGTCAACTCTTTTGTTGAACGAAATCGTAAATTTTTTCTGCTTCTACTAAAACTTCTTCATGTGTTGGAAATTTTGGTCGTTTAGCAACAGGCGAAACGGCGGTAATAACATCACCATCGGCTTCTCGGTCCCGTTTCCAATCCTCAAACTGATGCCACATATCGTGTTCGTTGTGGAACTTATCCATCAATCTGGTTTGTGCGTTTTGGTAAATGTCGTACCGTAGTTCGTAAGGGTTTGCCATAATCATATCTCCTTTGTGTGTATGTGTGTTTGGCGTTTCTGTGATGACACTGTATCATCGACTTACATGTATAATTATATAGTATAATTAGAGAAAGTCAAGTAAAATTAATAATTTATTTAATAATTTATTTTAGGTAATGGTACTTCATAGTAAATATCGATACCGATTGCTTTGGCTAAATGATATTCGGCTTTTGCACCACGACTGTTTTCAAATCCAGACATACAGTAAATGGCTGTACAGTCTTCGGCAATTACAGTCAAATCTCGTTTGAGTGCATCTCGCATAAACTCTCTGTCTTCGTAATCTGTTGCGGGGTCGTATTCCATTGGACCAGATTCTGGACTTCCGTGTTGTCTGTCCAATTCCGCAGGATTGATAACTACCCATCCCTGCTTTTTCAATAGTTCTTCTTGTCTGTCAAACGCAGGGAAGTTGAAATCTTCAATACCTCTCATTGGTCCTGCAATATAAATTGTTGGTTTTCTTCGTTCCATAATATAAATTATATACTAAATGAAGAAATTGTCAAGACTTAGTTTAGGGGTTTTCTTCTTTTGTCCTAAATTTTTAATTACCGTCCCCTGTAACACCCATAGGTAAATGTTTTCGTAAATTGGTCATGATTCTAGCAAGATCGTTGTATGAAATTTTATCAAGTAGATACTTCTCATAACCTATTACGGCAGATTTTGAAATTTCTTGTAGTTCATCTAATTGTTTTTGAATATCAGATTTATTTTTCATTGTTCTTCTCTATCGTTTTATACTCTTACCGGCAATCATATTTTTTAAAATTTGACTTACCCATTGCTTCAGTTTACTTTCTGCAAAATCGACCATTTTTCCCGGAGCATCCTCAATTGCTTGTTCTATCTTACTCCTCATCAACGACATAACGGCAGCAGCCATTTCTTGTTCTACTTCATCAATAATATTACTCTCGGAGTCTTTAGTTTGTTCGTCAACAATTTTCTCTACTTCCATTATTGTATCACCAAAAATAGGAGAGGGTATA